GTTTCCCAGTCACGATCAATTAGGCTAAAAAATGATACGATGCCACAGATGCAGTAAATTAAAAGAGCCAAGCCAATTCAGCAAATTAAAGCCAGTGTGGTGTATTTGGTGCATCACTTGTCAAAATACACCAATCGGAGATATGCCGAAATGATCCACGTATACGGCCAACAACAAAAAGGCGACCAAGCCAAAGAAGGCGCGGAAATGTCCACGTTTTTTAACCAGTTGCAGAAAAGATACCCCGACATTCACGCATTAGCAATCCACGTCCGAAACGAAGGCAAACGCGACCATAAGCAAGTCGCAGTCATGAAAATGCAAGGCGGCTTTGTGAAAGGTGCGCCCGATATTATCATTGCAGGGCATCCGATGTTTTTATGTGAAATGAAGTCAAAATCCAAATCATCACGGATTGCAAAAGAACAGACCGAGTTTTTAGAACGTGCAGACAAGAAAGGCTGTTTTTGTTGTGTCGCGTATGGCTGGGAAAGCGCGATGCAGGCGGTGGAGGATTGGCTTAAAGAAAACCCCTTATAGGGGTTTGATATTTGATACACCGGAACAGTGGAAATTGATTATATTTCCTTTAATCTGCCTGAATCCATAACTTGACTTAATAAAGTATAGTATAAATCCATATTCATCATTATAGTGTGTCGCACCTTCCGGCGCTTTACTTCTAATGTCATCTAGTGCTATATTCATCTTAACCATTCTCCTACCCTGCTAAAACAGGGTATTTTTTTGCCTATCGGTTTGCTACATAAGTGATTAAATAGCCATCACTTGTCTTGATGTAAGAATACTTTTTACCGTGACGCTTGCCGTGATAATACAAAGCGCGAGCAATCTGCATTTTTCCAAAGTCACCATCAACCATGATGTTCTGCCCGATTTCATCAAGTGAAAGCAGTTGTTCAATAAAGTTTAGAGCCTCACCAGCCATTAATAAATTCCTAGTTGTTTGATATAATTCTATTATAAAGATAAAATCTAGCATTGCAATAACATTCTAACAATGTTAATATTCTATTGTTATTTAGGAGAATGAAATGAGCAACCTACCAGCACAACAAAACAACTCAGCACTGACTGTCATTGAAAATATGGTGTCAAGCGGCAACTTCGATGTAAATGTCGCGCGTGAACTTATCGAAATGCAAAAAGACATTATGAAGCAGCAAGCGATTATCAACTTTAATCATGACTTCTCTTTGATGTCTAAAAAGATTCCAGTGATTGCACATACCAAAAAGTCATATAGCACGACATACGCACCATTGGAGGATATTGTCAAAATCGTTCAGCCGATTCTATCTGAGCATGGCTTTAGCGTGTCATTCAGCACTCAGCAGAACGGCATTGAGTCGGTAAAGATTGTCTGCACATTGATGCACAAAGACGGACACACGGCTACCACTGAGCTTGAATTACCAACAGAATCCGTCACCAAAGGCATGAACAAGATGCAGGCTATCGGTGCTGCAATCACATACGGCAAACGCTACACGCTATGCGGTATCTTGAACATCACCACCACTGGCGACGACTGCAATAATGGCTTTGCGGTGAATGCCAAGACAAGTAAGCCACGTTTAACAGATGAGCAATTTATCAAGGCTCTGGCTAAGATTCAAAACAATGAATACACACTGGACAAACTGTTAAATACCTATGAGTTAAGCAATGAACAAATTATCGAGGTGGCGAAAAATGGAAATTAAGACAGATTTGGCAAACTCCTACGGTGAAGTGGTTTTTGCACAGCGTAAAGATGAGTACGTCATGGAGCTTGAGAATTGGGATGGAGTTCAGGGCATCGCAATTTCAAAAGAATTTTTCGAGGCGGCTGTAAAGGAATTTGGTGATAAAAATGAAATTTGAAAGCTCTGAAGGCTTTTTAAAAAGAAAATATCCAGACTTTGAGATATTTAAGTATACAGATGATTTTGATGGCTCAATAGAATATTGGTCGCACCTTCACGGGGAGGCGATTAAATTTGATTGGGAGATTATGACATGGGTAAGAAGTTGTCTTACTGAATTTTGGGTAACTGAAACATGTGTGAGGGTTTTGTAATGCTTCAATTTAGAGCGTCAAGCGTTGGTTCAATCATGGCGTATCCTGACAAAGATACGCTGCCGAAAGGTGCAATGACTTATCTTGAGGACATGGCAAGCAAAATTATTCTTGGATGGTCAGAAAGCCTTGATACTTTTGAGATGCAAAAAGGCCGTGAAGTTGAGGATGAATCTATTGCGCTTTTCAATGAGGTTTCAGGCAACTTTTTTATCAAGAATGCGGAGCGGAAAACCACCGACCTTTTCACCGGTGAATGTGATATTCATGATGCAGATAGCAGCATCATCTGGGATGTTAAAAACTCGTACAGTAAGAAAACGCATGACCTTTTCCTAGACATTAACAGCAACAAGCTGTACTTTTGGCAGCTTGTGCAATATGCCGTGATGTGGGGAACGGATAACGCAGGACTGGCGCGTATTCTAGTAGACACACCGCCACACTTGATCAAAGCCAGCGACCCGATTGATTGGCATGAAGTGAGCCACATTGACCCGAAATACCGTGTCACAACTGCATCAATGCAAGTTACGCAAGAATTGAAAGAGCAACTAATTAACCGCGCTACATTGGCGCAAAACAAACTTAAAGAAATGTTGGATGATAAGGGTTTTAGCTATGAAAGTTAATGTAAAAAAACTAGACAGTAATGCTGTTGAGACTTATTGCGATGAGTAGAAGATCAGATGTGGTTTGTTTAAGTTGTGGTAAAACTGAAAACTTACCAAATAGCAGGGCGGTAAACTACAAGTATTGCTCTAAGAAGTGCATGTCTATAGCGTTTTTAAATAAACGCATTCCAATTATCGGGGAGAAAATCAATAAGTGGATTGTGATAGATTCCGCGGTGCTAAGAAAGCATGGGAGAGCGTACATTAGAGTTAGATGTTCATGTGAAAATAAAACTGAATTTGAGTTACCTTACTCCCACTTGGATAGCAAGAAGTCGGTCGGTTGTAAAAAATGCTCAAGAAGTTTTACAAGTAAAGGTTTTGAGATGATAACTGGTACATTCTGGGCAATGATTAAGAGCGGAGCAGAAAAAAGAGGAATTGAATTTAATTTGAATATTGAGGATATGTGGGAGATGTACTTAAGACAGGATGGTAAGTGTGCTCTATCTGGAGTGAGCATTAACTTTGAGCCTGCTACTGGAAAGTATGAGAGTTTAAGAACATGCTCACTTGATAGAATTGATAGTGAAAAAGGTTACGTTAATGGTAATGTGCAATGGGTACACAAGGATATAAACATTATGAAAAATAGATTTGATGAAAACTACTTCAAAAACATGATCTCAAAAATCATGCTAAATCAAAAAATATCAGTAAAGGTAAAAAGCCTGCATCCTGATAGTAAAATCCCACAGTATGCGAAGCATGGTGACGCGGGGATGGATTTGACCGCAACCTCAAAGTGGTATGACAAAAGCGGAAATGTTTGTTACGGCACGTCCCTAGCGTTTGAAATCCCTGCTGGATATGTCGGTCTGTTATTTCCACGATCAAGTAATACCAAAAAGGATTTAATCTTAGGAAATTCGGTCGGAGTGATTGATTCAGGCTATCGTGGTGAGGTGGTTTTTAAGTTTCGTGAATTGCTGCCATCTGAGCGTGATATTGAATTTGGCGCGCGAGAGTACGAAATTGGCGACCGCATCGGGCAAATCATCATCATGCCATATCCTCAAATTGAGTTTAATTTGGTGGATGAACTATCTACAACGGATCGCGGAATTGGTTCTTTTGGTTCAACCGACCCAGTAACAAAATCAATTGAAGAAAATTTATCACACTAATATGTTATAATTGTTACGCTTAACTACCCTTAGCGGGGGAAAACCGCAAGCCTTAGCGGCTGTTAAGCTTAAAATCAAGGCACTAACTAAAGGCGTTAGAAATGAAAGTTGATAATAGACACAAGATAATTGGTGGAAAGCATAGGGCGTTATCGAGATTCTGCATGATAAAGAATAGGATAAAAGACCAAGATAACCCTAAAAACAAAAAATATAAAAATATGGAATTCTCGCTAGATAAGGATGAATTTTTATCGTGGTTTATGGAAAGAGATTACAAGGGTTGTAGTGTTGATAGAATTGACAACTCAAGAGGTTATCATATGGACAACATACAGATAATACCAATGAGGAAAAACATCCAAAAGGATAGAGTTAAAGCTATTGATGGCAAAAGATGGTGCTATTCTTGCAAGGAGTATAAAGAGGTTGAGCAAATGTGTACTAGCAATAGAATTGAATGCGGAACCACAACGATTTGCTCTAAATGCAACTATGATAGAAAAAAAGATTATTTAAAA